TTTCTAACAAGATGAGTACAATATCTTTTTATATTATCTAAATCATTAGCTTTCATAATTTCTCTACATTCCTTTTCAACCTCTAATTGCATCTCCATAGGTGCTGGCTCTATATCAATATTGAGAAATTTAGTTATTTTCATTGAAGATTTGTAGATGATCCTGGAAACATCCTTGCCTCAATAAAACCTACTGCTTGATCGTCTATCGTATTATCTGTTTGTTTAGCTATTGCTTTAAGCAAATCAACAATCAATCTCTTCATTGCTTTAGATTTAATAAAGATTAGAAGAATAGGTTTTAGAATTTTTACCATTTGTCTATTATATCTACCTCTACCTTAACGCTTATTGCAAATCTTGGCCTCAATCTTTATATTTATAGTATATCACTAGGATTATGACAACAAAAGACCTTAAAACCGAACCAATAATAGAAGAAAAAGAAGAAAAGAGTGGTCCTTCTTTTCTATCAAATATTACTCAAATGATTATTCTTTTTTGGAGTTTATCAGTAATTTCTTTTGCGTATTTTGGAAATTCAACCAAACAAATTGACACGACATTCGCTGCTGGATTGTTGTCAGCAGTAATGTCAAATATGGGTCTGCAAGTGAAAAACAGCAGTAATGGCAAGAAACGGCCTAATAATGTAACATCAGGTAAAGATCCTACAACAAAATGAAAAAATTTTTATCACTTCTGTTAGTTGCAGGTACTCCAGCAGCATACGCAGATTTAAATCATTCAATAATGTCTACTGTAAAACTTGAGGCATTATCAGCAGCTACTTCAGCAGATAAAGTTGGCTCAAGTTATTCTGTATCAGGTAGCGGTGTAGCCACAGTAGATAGTGATGGTAACTCAACTATTGGTGGTTTAGGCACTGTAACTAATGGCGTTCCAGCTTTGACTACAGTTACAGCTTCACAAAGCACTTCGGGCGATGCGTTCTCGTTTTCCCAAAGTTATTTAGAAGGAGATGCTACACCCACAACCGCAGCAACAGTGGGTGAAGTTCCAAACTTTTCAGATATAACTTCTTCAGCAGCAGCTAGTGTAGGTACAGCAAGCATAACTTTGGATAACCATACAATAGGTTTAGATGGAGGGACTGGCACAGGTATAACTTTAACTGGACAATTTGTCACCGACCTCCAAATAGACTAGATGTGGAGGACATTACCGTTTGTTTTATTTATATCTAGCCCTATCTACGCTGTGCCTGTGGTTCCTAACTTCACTCAGGGTAGCTCCACAAGTCGAACAGAAACTACCACAAATATTACAGAGACTATACGAACAACAAACTATAATTCTGGGTACACATATTCAGTTACAGGATCAGGTGTCAGTCACGATGGATCAACTATTTCAGCACCAAACGCAACTGTTACAGAAACAGTCAATGGTACAACATATACATGGACAGGATTAGATTTAGGAGAAAAACCAAACTGGACTCTAACAAATCAAGGGGACGCTTTTCAATTCACAGAAGTCTACACCCCTGCTGGTTTGCAATCAGTTTCAGACGTAACTCGCACAATCCAATCAGAAAGCGTAACAGATACAACTACAATATTCTCGCAGTAATAGGATTATTACTTGGGAGTCCAGCGTTTGCTAATACCTCAAATACTGCGGCTCCCTCTGCTTCGGCTAGTGGGTCGGTTTCTAATTTTGCAACGCAGGTTTTACAAGGAAATACAATAGAAAATCATTATGGAAACGGTATAAGATGTCAAGGTCCACAAATGTCATTCAGCCCCTTTGTCACCACTTCGTTTAATCAAAAGCGACCATTTGATTACACCTATTTAACACCAGTGTACGACAACACAACTGATGATGATGGAAACTTAGTCAATGCTGGTGATATTTTGTATTATCAAGAAAACTATAGTGGTAACAAGGATTCTTTAGGAATAAATGTAGGGGCAGCACTTACTTTTACCTTTCCGTTAGACCAACGATTTCAAAATGCTTGTTTAAAGAGTGCAACGACCCAAGAAAAAATACAGCAACAAATATTATCTAAAGAACGCCTCAACTATGAACTTGCCCGATTAAAAAATTGTGGAGAGTTAAAAATTGCTGGGATAGAATACGCCAGCACCAGTATTTTCCATAAATTATGCGAGGATGTAATAGTTAAACCAGTCAAAAATCAAGTATTACCGCACACTCATAATCTTAAGAAGTAGTATCTTTTTTCTTTGTCAGTTTCTTTATCAAATTTTTAACAACTGGTTTTACTAAATTAAGAATGAGCGGAGCAGAACAGCCGACCAAAGCAAGACTAAAAACCCCAGTAAACTGCTTAAAACTTGGAATGTACTGCGAGATGAAAGGGACCGATTCATACAAGGTTATGCAATCTATTCCATTTTTACCACGAGAATATCCAGAAACACGCAATAATTTTTGATCGTTACGAAAATCCCCGATTTTTTGCTCTTTGTTACTAGGACAAGGTGGTATTTCTATCTTTTCCTCTTTCTTTTTAGTTGCTATCTCAGGTTGTTGCTGGGGAGGTTGCTCTTGTTTTTGCTCTTGTTGCTTTGCTGGTGCGGTGTATTCAAAGTTTGCAGGGTTATATTCAAGAGGTTCAAAACTAGGAATACTAAAAGTACCACAAGCTTGATATGTTCCTAGCTCATCTTCATTTATAAGTCCTGTAAGATTATTCCTATGAGCATCAACACAAGCTGGTATATCAACAACTGGTTTATAGATAACATCTAATATTGGTCGTTGTATTTCCCAAGACCTAATTCTTGGAACATGAATCTCTTTGATTTCAATCTTTGGTATCTTCGTCATTTATTTCTCCAATAGAAATAGACCAACCATCTTCTCCAAACTTTCCAACTTCTCTTATCTTAGGCTTTTCTTTCTTTTCAAAACTATCGTGATATTTTTTTATTTCATTGTCTAGTTCAAATTGTAGTTTTTGCATACGCAGCCAGTGAACAAGTTTATCAATGTAGTATTTAATTAATTTTTTAAAAAATTTAAATATCACTTATTATTGCCATTTTCCCTTTGTTTCCCACTCTATATGTTCTTTATTTCTTTTTTCAATGTAGTCCCAAAACCATTTTGAATCATCATCCACATTATTACTCATTTCAACCATTGGACCAGTTACTTTAGGCATTTTCTTTTCTATTTTATTATCTAATATTTTACTTACGCCCTTCATAACTTTCTCCATCATTAATGCCTCAAAATTTGGACTTGTTATGTAACGATAACCTGCATATCCAGCAGCTATAGTTGTGATGCTAATGATAAAAGATAAAATAGATAAAACAGATGAGATTTTATTTAGCATGGTAAAATTTGCAATACTTAAAGCACTTTCATTTACAAGTGTGCTTGTGTTACTGCTTATTGTAGCCTTATCACCTCTTTACGTCACTATGGGTTTGATGACTAGGCAGATGACAGAAAAATCTAGGTAGCAATCAATCCAAAAGTTCTCAATATACCTAAAGCACTTTCTAATTTAGACTCTAATTCAATACAAAATTCTAATAATTCTGCATTAGTAGGACTCGCAGCATTAGCAATAGTTATGGATCCATTAGCAGTTGGAAGCGTACCAGAGCTTGCAGTTGTTGTTATATTTGCAATCGCACTTTGTTGGACAACAGGTGTTGCATTGAAAAATGCTAGTTTTTGTGTTGTGGCAGTTCCTATCTTTGTGCCTGTGGTTGTATTAAAAACAAAGTTAACAGCATCACCAAGAGTAATAGCATTTGCATCAACAGATATTTGTGTTGTTAATGTTCCAGCATCCATGACTTGAAAGTTAAGCTGCCCATCTTCTGTATCGTCACTAGCATCTATAATTACAGATTCAATTGCTGCATATTCTATTTCTGCTGGCACCGTATCAGTTTCATTTGCACCATCATTTTTTCCTTGAAAAGTAATTGTTGATAATATATCGTTGTCTTGACCAGCGCCAGAATCACCTCTTCTATGAAATAACAATATATCGGCACTACTTCCAGCACTGCTTAAATTACTTTCTATACAAAAAGCTGCATCTGCATTGTCTGTCGATAAATGTAAATCAAAAGTAGGGTCTGCTTCATGTATCCCTACAAACTCACTTTTTAATCTTATTCGTGAAGCAGTTACACCAGCAGCAGTTGACATAATATCAAGTATGCCATCTTCTGATCCATTAGATACATCTACAATTTGTGCAGCTATTGTTGCATAGTCAACAGCATCGCCATTATCATCTTGACCTCTAAAAACTAAATTACCTAAATTATCATTTGCAGCAGGTGAGGCAGAATTTCTAAATAAAACAAGGTCAGGGGCAGTATCAGCACCAGTGTCGGTATTTTCAATAATAACTTGATCTGTGGTATCTGTACTAAATAAATGTAGTTGTGCAGCAGCAGTACCACTTCCTAATTGCAAGCCTGTAGAAGCAAAAGAAGCTACTTGTACTTGATTACAGGAAATACCAATTTCATCATCAGCTACCCTAAAAAAACCAGACGTACCAGTATCACTAATAAATCCAACACTAGGGGCAGAGGCACTTCCATCTGGTATGCCTCTTAATATTGTTGTTAATTGTATTTTTTTATTTTTATTAGCGTTTGCAGCTTCACTTACATCAATAACGGGAAAAACATCAGTCGCAACAGGGGCAGTTAATTCTGTTAACGCAGTTATTTTTCTGTCAGCCATTTACTTATCAGTTGCTGCCTCTATCTTACCCTCTAATTTACCTAATAACTCTTTTAGTTTTTTTAATGATCCTTGATTTTCAATCAAAGGTTGTGTCGCATCATTGATTTGTGCTTGCTTATCATTAATAGCTGCTTTTGCTTGCTTTTGAATTTCTTTTATTTCTTGCTGTAGTAATGATACTTTTTTTACATCAATTTCTAATTGCTGTTCGATTTTAGAAATTTCTTCTTTAAGTAATTTAATAGAGTCGCTCATTTTTTTTATGTGTTTTTTATATATTACTAGGCAGCTTCTAAGGCTGCAACTTTAGTTTCTAGTGTTTCAATTTTTGTTATAGCCTCTTGTAATGCAGCAGTAAGTAAAGGAACAAGTTTAGATTGATCTATTGATTGATAAATTGGATCACCTAAATTACCATCTGGTGCATCTCCCGAATCTATCATTGCTTGAGTGATAACTGCATCTTTTTCTTCATTGATAGCTTCTGGAACTGCTGTAACTTCATGTGCAAAAAAACCATCAACAGTTTTACTAGGACTATCTTTAAAATTAAATCTATATGGTTTTAATGTTTTTAATCTTGTAATACCGTCAGCAATTGCAACAGCATTTTCTTTCAATCTATAATCAGAAGTTGTATTAAATGAAGTGCTGTTATTAGTACTTTTTATACTTCCAACATTAGTTCCACCAGAATTACGACAAATTAGCATATTTCCAGTAGTACTGCCAGTAGCCCTACCATGTTGTAAATTAAGTATTGATTTATTACCAGTACCTGGCTTATCAAAATGAGCCATACTTTCTTGACTTGTACCTTGAACTGTAAATTGTTGTCCACTAGCATCTGCTGAAGTAGTACCAATACATAAAGCACCACCATTTTTAACCCTTAATTTTTCAGAACCGCCTATATCCAAAATTGTATCACCACCATTTTGTTTTATATTTCCATTGCTAGTACCAATATTTCCCAATGTAAGCTGTGCTGTACCATCGTCACTATTTGCAACATTCAATATTGTTGTTCCAGATCCCTGAACAACGAGGTTTTGCGATGGAGCGGTATTTCCAATACCGACTTTTCCATCAGGCATGATTGTTAAATGTTCAACATAAGCACCTGTAGAAAAATTTCTTATTCCAAAAATATTATCAGCAGGCACTGCAATTTGCCATAAATCTGAATTGTCATCTCCTTCATCTGCTTTTAAAAATATTTTGGCACCAACTCCTTCGCCTCCTGTAATTAATAATTCAGCAGCATTAGATGTTCCCGATTTTATCTCCACACCAGTGCTATTTAAAGCAAGAACTGTGCTTCCACCTCTTTGTAGTTGTAGTTCGCCAGTACCATTGTCGTTAATTATCGAGTTACTACCGTCATGTTCTATGGTTAGATCATCTGCCCCACCAAGTCGTATTTGTTTGCTGTCAGGTAATGTTAAATGACCTGTTTGCACTACATCACCAGCTGTTGTGATAGTCCATAATGTGTCAAGTGAACCTGAAATATTATTTTTTAACCTTAAAGTATTGTTTGATGCAATTGATATTATTGACCATGTATCTCCGTTATCATCCCCTTCATCAGCTACTAAATTTAAGTATGCGTCACTGCCTTCAAAACCTTTAACTGTTACTTGGGTATCTCCATCTGGGTCTGTAACTGTTACACCAGTTGCATCTAAGGCAAGAATTGTATTACCAGCCCTTTGAAGTTGTAGTTCGCCAGTTCCATTATCATTAATTATGCTATTTGACCCATTATGTTCAATGGTAAGGTCATCTGAATCTCCTAGTCGTATTTGTTTACTGTCTGGTAAATCTAAGTGACCTGTCTGTGTAACATCCCCATCAGTTGTTAAGTGCCACTTGACATCTTCACTTCCAGAACTGTCATTAAGGAACCTTAAATTGTTGGAAGATGCTTGACTATGCAAAACCCAAGTATCACCATTATTATCGCCTTCATCAGCAACTAAATTTAGTTTTGCACCAGTGCTTTCAAAACCTTTAATTGTTACATCACAAGCACCATTTGGATCAGTAATTTCAATACCAGTTCCAGTTAAAGAAAGAATTGTACTACCAGCCCTTTGCAGTTGAAGCTCACCTGTACCAGCGTCATTAATTATTGAGTTGCTACCATTATGCGAGATTTCAAGATCCCCTCCTGTACCAAAAACAGCTTTTGCATTATCAGCAAACTCAAGTGCATTATCTGATTTATCAAAAACAACATTAGCTGCTGCACCTGTAAAAGTAACATCACCGTCATGAGTTGCACCGTCATCAGTCACAGTTCCAGTAATATTCAAACCTGTAGCACTGATATTTAATCTTGTTGTACCAGCAATAGAAACATCAAAATTATTTGCACCAGAACTAAAAATACCTGTATTTAATTCATCCCTAAAGCCAAGAGCAACAGCACTTGCGGTACCATCTTCAAGAGTTAACGTACCATCAAGTTGTAATAATTCTACCCATGCGTTATTACTAGAGTTTCTTATCTTTAACGTTCCTGTAGTAGTATCTGCCCAGAACATATAGGCTGCTGTTGTACTAGGAGCAGATGCACTACTGTTGTTTGTCAGTATTGCCTGTAAAGCATTATTTAAATCTGCTCTAAAACTGGCCCCTGATTGGTTCGCCAGATTCATATCATGTGTTGGAGACATCAGTTATACCAATAGATTTGAGAGATTAAGCACCTTCCGCACCAAAGCCATTTGCATGGTAAGAAAATGTGCGGTCAATAGCTGCATTTGAACTATTGAAAAAAGTAATGCTGAAGCCTGTACGACTTTCACTACTAATTACATAATAGTCACCTGTAGCCATATTACTAGCAGTTATGCCTAATTTAGGAGTTTGGTAAAAGGCTTTATCAAAAGTTACCACTTTTGGATTACTACCGCCAGTTGTAACTGCTGCACTTTCAGTTCTGTTGTCAAACAATATTTTATAACCTAGTTCATCAACCAAAGGCGTTTGATCTGCATATTCAGAACTTAAATCAGCCTTGAATTGAAAAACTCTTCCAGTAAACCTACCATTCTCCATTGGTATAAAGTCATCGTACACTTGTGAGTCTTCTTGTGAAAATTTATTCCCATCTTCAAGCAAAATATATTCTGGAGTTGATTCACTGGTTGCCTCTGTAGCTATCTCATCATCAGATGGTGCATCATTACTTTTTCTAAATTGGATTACACAGTTTGTTTCGTCTGGTAAATCTCCATCAAAATCAGTCCATTCATCTATATCAGTAAAATGTAAATCAATAGTATTGTTTGGATAAAGTCCTCTTGTTTGTAAAATACGTTGAAATTCAACTGTAAATATTCCACCTAAATCAACTTTGTCTTTAAAGAAATATTCACCAGAACTCAATAATTCTCCACCAAAATCAATACTACCTAAATAACCCTCTTCAAAATCTACTTTATCATCTATCAGATCATCATTATTTAAAACTAAAGCATCATACTGTGATGAATAAAAAACATCATTTTGCTGGCCTTGAAATGGTGGTGAATCAGTATCTTCTCTTCTTGTTTGAACTAATAATTTTGGTCTTTCTTCTGGAATATTTATGATATGTTTTAAAGCTGTTTCTGACTTATCTCCTTCTGTATCTTTAAATTTAACCATATAAGTTCCATTTACCAATGGCAAAATTACATAGTCAGTTGTTGCAGAAACCTCTCTTAATAATGTTGAATTAGGCCACAAAGCAGTGCCATCAGTCAAAGAAGAATGGCGTATTATTGCAACCAATTCCTCAGCATTACCACTCCAATTACTAGGAACTTTCCACTTTAAGATAACCTCATTTGTAGTTGTAACCTGAATACTCATTATGGTAGTGGGTCTGGTACGCTAACAGTTTTTAAAGTTTCAATTTCATCAACAGTAAAAATAGGTGCTTCAGCAAATGGTGAAGCTTTTAACTTACCAGAGTCAATACTTAAGGATCTAACACGAAACTTTACTTGTGTTCCTGACTTGACATTATCAATTTCAAGTCTTGTATCGTCTGTATCTAATGTTTTTTCGTTAGCGTCACCAATTTTATATTTAACTCTAAAACTAACATTTGCTCCGTTTATTCCTCTAGACCAACTAAATATTACTCTTACTTGAGATTGTGTTTGTTGTTGTATAAGTGAGTTTGTAACTTCTAAATTAGTTGGAATTGTAGGCTCATTATTAAACGCAGTTACATCTTCATAATCAAGTTTTGCTTTATTATTTGTTGTGTTATCAACAATATCATAAATAGAATCATTAAATTCTATGCCTGTAATTGTATATTTACCATCACCATCATCTTTTACGTCAATACAAGTAAATTTTTGAGCTTGAATATTGCCTCTTTGTATAACATAAACAGAATCTTGTAAAGGAACAGAAGATGGTGTACTAAATAACTGTATTCTTCCATCACTTGTTATTGCATTTATTCTAATTTTTTCTACAGTTCCATTTGCTAAAGTCAAACTTATTGTATCTGTAGAAGAATCAATAGTGCCTAAAGATGTATCGTAATTTTGATCAACAACAATATGAGAGGTAGTTGAACCAGCACCTACACGACCAGATAATCTTATACCTGCTCTCATTTCATCTTGTACTGCAAATATTTGACTCGGCAGTACAGCAAGACCATCTAATCCAGTTTGAAAAGTAACGGTATGCCCATCTAATTTTTCACTATTTAGCATCCATTGGCCCATCCTTTGAGCTTGATATTTAGAAGAACAACCAAATGCAACTATTTCTTTTATGTTATAACCATACTTTTCAATCAAGTCATAATCCTCGACAACAACCACATTTGGTTTATAAAAGTTCTGCGGGTCGTTATAGCTAACCCAAATAGACGTTGATCTTGTTTTTAAAGATGAACCAGAATATGAAAATACACCATTTATTACATTTGAATTAGTGTAAAGATGAACTGGATCTTTATCAACATTAGATGTATGAACTTTATTTGGTGAACTTATATTTGCAGAGCTTCCATGATCTCCAATAACATTTACTGTATTTGAACCCCAATATGTCATCCCTCTAAAAATACTGGCTATATTTTGTAAAACTCTGTATGCTTCTGCTTGTGATCCGATGACAGTATTTATTGCAAATCTTGGCTCATTGCCATCAGGTGTGCTTACTAATTGATTCGCATATCTTGATAAAGGATATAAATCAACCCAATTGAGGTTTGAACTATCTATAAATTCTCCACATCCAAACCGTTTATTAACTAAAAGATCATAAAAAATACAAACAGGACAAGTTGTAAAATATCTATCTTCTGTAAGTTCACCATCAAAAGCTGAATTATTAAATCTTAATCTGCCATTATCTAACGCAGTAGCATTAGTTGGTATTTGTACTTTCATTCCTTTTACCAAATACTGCCTTGAAGGAAGGCTACTAAAGGTTTCTGTTGATAAATGTAAACCTACACAAGCAGTATATGGATACGCTGTTCTTATATCTTGGCGTTCTATTAAAGATGTGAGAATAAGACGATTTGCTCTTGTACCTGTTAAAGATGTATTTTGTGGAATATCTTTAAAATTAAAAAATCTTATTTCATAATCTTCTTCTGCTTTTGGTCTTTTCTTTTTTTTATCCAAAAAACCACCTCTTATAAATTTTTGTACTTTTACTGTGTAAGGTGGTGTTCCAGTTAATTGAATTACTGGTGTTTTAAACTGATAGTTTGATGTTGATATTCCCGTTATATTTTTATTTACAACTCTTTTAAATTTACCATTTTTATTTTTTACAAAGACTCTTAATCTTATCGTTGCACTAAAAAGCTGACCTTTTGCAACCCCCTCCATTGCCGTGCAAAAAAGCTGTGGAATTGTAAAAAGTAACTGAAATGAATCGGTGTCTTCATCTGTAATTTGAAAAATATGATTACCACCACCGTATTTTGCTAATCCTTTTCTAGTTCCTGCATTAGATAAATTTTCACTATAATTTTCTCCTATTTCTTCTGAAATATCAATAATGGAAGAATTTGATTTTTTAAATCCAGCCAAAGATGATTGATTTCTTGTTCCGAATTTTTGATCAAAACTTACATCTGATTTTGGAAAATTTAAATTGCCTTTATTGTCTGCAACTGGTGTTTCATTTAAAAAAATACTTTTTTTACCATTTACAAGACCTTCTATTGGCCCTTCACATAAAAGATCAACTAATCTAATAACACTTGTACTATTTAAAGCCATTTTATGCTCTTCCTCCTTTAAAAAATCTGTAACCTATTCTTCTTACAAACATTTTAACCGTAGAAGTATTTATTAACTCTTTATCAATTATTTGTATAAAAACATTAAAAGGATGTTCATCTCTAAAGACAGGTTGAAAACGAAAAATATATCTTACTCTATGAGTATTTTTCATAAGACCTTGTACTGTTATGCGTTGATGTAAAACTGTACTTTCTGTTTGAGGTTCTTCTACTATCACAGCAAAAGTAATAAAACCATCAATGATGGTAGAACCTGTACCTCCTACCCTATCTCTGATCCCATGAAAATCAAACATCATATTCATATGACTTTCATTCATTTCTCCAGAATCATCTATATCAAAATTGTCACAAACTTTTTGTTTTGCAGTTGTAGCTAAATTAATAGCTGATTTATCTATTTGAAATTTTCTTCCTTGATATGCCTTTATTTTTTTACCAAAAGATACTCTTGTTACTCTTGTCCCCTCATAATTACTTGTTCTACTACCATCTTGTTTAATTATATTTCCATTAACTCTAACAGTGTTAGGGCTTGGAGGAACAAAAGTATTCGCTAATTTATCACTTTCATCTACAACTTGAATATCAGTGCTTATCAAGTGACTACCCACCATAGCTTTACCATAAACCAAAGGTATAGTTTTACCAATACCGACTGTGTTTGCAGCACCTCTGTAAGCATAACTTTGTTGACCATCAGCACCTCTTTGCACGGAAGATGGGCCACCTAAGAAACCACCTTGACCAACATTGAAACCACCCATTTCAAAAGTTTGTTGTTGTGGTGCAATCATTTCTGAAACACCCCTTATAGCTAAAGCAATACCTATATTTCCAACAGCAGCTCCAATACCACCTGAAAATCCAATGCCACTTAAACCAAAACTAAAAGTTGTACCTCCTGATGCTATTCCAATTCCAATCATAATTGCACCTGCAATGAATTTACCTGCTTTACCGCTTCCAGAAATAACTGGTGTAATTACTAAATCATGTTGACCTAAAGGTAATAAAAAATCTGACTCCTCAAGATCAATATCTACTTGTGTGACTTTATAAACAATTCCTTTTTCATGTGAAGTAGCAAGATATTCAGCAAAATCAGGATAATTTATACATAACAATTTAATCGCATCGGCTGGTGTTCTTAGGTTATGGTAAACATGAGTTTTACCCCACTTTTCACCTAATTCATCAAGCAGCAGAACTTTATGCTGCATATCTAAAACACCCCACTGTTTTCTTTCTATAATAACTATCAAAATATTCCGCACAACTTAAAGACTCAAATTTTTGATGCAAAATCATATCATTTTCTAATAAAACAGCCCCGTGCATTGGTTCTTTCGTGAATATCTTCATTATCAAAACGTCATTAGGTTTTCTATGATTTATATCTACTTTTTTAAAATTTAATTTATCAGCGTCATTTAAAAAAATACTTTTACAAGTTTCAAAACTTTCTGGACGTTCATAGTCTGGTAAGTTAATTTTAAGCAAAGCAAAATAATCTCTGATAATGCCATAGCAGTCAAATTTGCCATATTCCCATTGTCTGCCTACTAAGGATTTATAATCAACCATTCATCTGTTGTATTTAAATAAATATACCATTTTATTTTTGTGTTTTTACAAGCAATAATATCTGGTTCGCTCACTGGCTGTCCCAACGGGTGTGAATGCACAATGTATTGCAATTTACCTTTTGATCTTGCCCTTAAAAAATCTTTTGGGTGTATTGAAAAATTATCTTCTGGTGTGTCTGCGATATTTAAACAAGGATAATATTCATCATTTACGACAATCCCACAAGATTCTTTTGGTGCTTGTTCTAATGCGTGTTGTTTTGCTGCTAATTGAAAAGACATCATAACTGTATTCTTGCATTTATAAAACCACCAAAAGGAAGATCAACAGGCTTTTTTTTAGTACCACCATCACCATTAGGAAACCTTTTTAAACAACTTGAATATTTATGACCACATCTATCTTGTGATAATTTGGTAGCAAGTGAACCTGATGTAATTAATTGATCATCTACCGTAAAACACTTGTTACCTTTATAACCACATTCAGTACCTCTATATTCCCACGGACAATGCTCAGTGATTTGTCTTTTAGGGATTCTTAAATTTTGTAAACTTATTTTTGCTGATAATTCAAACTCAACAAATTCTGGATTTTCTTGACTGATTCGATCTATATACCAAATATCATCTGTTTTAAAAATAGCAGTAGGGTCAGCAGAATCATTTGTACCAGATGAAAAATTTGCAGCATCTAGAAATTTTTTACAAGTTTTTATTCTTTGTACTTTTCCTTGTAACGGATTATAAAGTTGTATAAAAGCAGAGATAGCGTTATTAACGTTAGCAACTTTAAATTTTGGTCTAGGTAAAGTGCCTTGTGTAGTGCTATCAAAACCTTTTACTTCTGCTGGGACAGCAGAGTAAGTATTACCTCCAAAAATAATATCTGTTTTTATCTCATTAGTTCCAGCATGATAATAAATATTGTAAGGATCCTCAGTGCCTAAAGTATTCCCTTGTAAATCTATTAAAGGGGTATTGTTGACTTTATTTGTATAACTAAGAATAAATAATTCAATTTCAGCAGATGCAGCAAGCTTTTGTATCTCTTCACTAATTTTTGTAGAAGCTGGTGATATTTGTGAACTTGTCATGCTTCTGCTACCTCCTCAAATGTTGCATTTATTGTAGCTCTATTTGCAACACCTACAGTTCTATTCCAATCTCTACATATAAATTTTTCAGGTTTACCAACAGCAACAGCACCACTTGTTGTTGCAGAAGATGAAGTAACTGTAAAAGTATCAGTTGAGCTGTTTGCAACTACAAAAAATCCACTTGGTGCATTGCCAGTTGTAAAATTAACATAAACTTCATCGTTATTAGAAAGCCCATGACTTGTAATTGTAATAGTTATTGTTGTACTTCCTGATTGTGAATATGTACCTGTTACTATAGTTCCTAAATCTGGTACTGGATATGAAAAGCTAGTTACACCAGCCATGCTGTCAAGAAAAGTTTCTATAGAATTAGCTTCAGAAAAACTTATATTTTTAAATGAAAGTTGATAAACTTTTAAATTTTGATTTATTCCAAAAGTTGACCTTTGGGAATACCCAGAACCAAAATTAGCTATTCTTATTTTCGGTTCTGACCTTTTAGTTATTCCATAAGAAGGGACAACAGTAATTGGAAATTTAGACATTAACTTAATAAACCTCCAGCCATTTTTTGTTTAACTATTTCTGCTTGTATTGCTACTGCTATAACCTCACCAAATTGTTTAGCATTTTGGTCATCACCTTCAACAGCAGAACCAGAAGCATCTACATTGACCACTACATTAGTTGTACCGCCAAGAGCATGGTTTGGAATTATATTGCCACTTTTTGAACCCATTTGCAAAAGTTCAGGCCCTTTCTCACCTACTAAAAATGCACCACCAGCAGAAACAGGGCCGCCCATTGCTTTTGGCTTTGGAGTGAATATACCACTTAAAAAATTACTTACTACTCCACCAACACCACTAACCGCTTGTGATATAGCCAATTCTATAAGTTGCCTTTGTAAATTTTTAAGAACATTATTTAAAGCATCACCAAGACTTTTCGCACCCATAACGGCATCCGTTAGATTTTGTACTAAATTATCCTCTACAGTTTTACCTATTTCATCAAATTTCTCTTTTAATTTTTTTGTTGCTTCTTCATTTTTTTTGATCTCTTCTTCTGCTTTCTTTTTTTCTTCATTCTGTTTTTTTTGTTCTTCTGTTATTTGTTTTTCTTTTTCAAGAATTTTATTTCTGCCTTCTAAAAGTTTAATGTCTGCGTCAACTTCATCAAGTCTATTTTGTATTCCTTGTTTTGATCTCCCATTAGCTTTATCAAGACGTTCAATAAGTTTGTCTCTTATTTCTTTTTGCTCATTAAGTAATTTATTAACCTCTTCTTCTGAACCTTCATTGACAAGTGCATTAAATTTTTTCTGTTCTTGATTATGTTTAATTAACGCAGTAGTAGCAACTCCTAATAAAGTAGCTAAACCAACCAAAGGTAAAGCATTTAAAGCAATACTTAAAGCTCCTGTGGAGATTGCTAGTGCTTTTGTTGCTATATCTGCTGTGGCCGCTGCCTTGGCAAAAGCAATTGCACCAACTTTAGTTGCGGCAAATTTAGCAACTAAAATCGTCTGTGCTGCCGCTAATAAAGTTGTAGCTGTAGTTACACCTTTAACTGCTAGAGCAACCCCTGTAAATATTGCGGCAGTTTGTGTAATAGGTGAATCTATAAATTTAACAGCCGCCAAAGTTAAATCTGTTAAACCTTTTATTGCTGGCATCACAACAGGATTCAATTTATTACCGAAAGCTCTAGCTAAATCTTCAGTTGCATTTGATAAATTTTTAAATACTTGAGTTGGATCTGCTTCAACTAAAGCCTTAAGTGATGAAGAACCTTCTGTTTCAATTTGGCGTAATGCTCTTAAAACAACATCACTTGTCAATTTACCTTCAGCAGCAAATTTCTTAAGTTCTCCAACATTTACATTTAATTCATCTGCTATAGGTTTCAATAATGTTGGTATCTGTTCAGATATACTTCTAAATTCATCACCAGCTAATCTTCCAGAACCTAAAGCTTGTGCTAACTGCCTGAAAGCGTTTGATGCCTCAATAGTCGAAGCACCAGCTAGTTTTGCTGCTGTATTGAATCCAAAGAAAGTGCTTTTAATATCTTCAACACCAACTCCTAAAGGTTGTAATCTTGCTGTTATATCTGTAATTCCTTCAAGAGCTTCAGTTGCACTAAGGCCAAAAGCCTTCTGTGCATTAGCAGCAATCTCTTGTGACCTCGCAAAAGTGCCAGATGCTTTAGTAAGTAAACCAAGCCTTACGTTTAACTTATCAAAGTTTGCAGATGTTCTAACAGCCTGTCTTGCTAATAAAGTTATACCAATACCACCTATTGCTGTCTTTAGCCCACCAAATGACTTTTGTAGTGCGTTTGTTTTATTTTGTACTCCCTGTAATGCTCTTGTTGCATTGGTGGCATCTACAGTAAGTTTTACATTAGCCTGTGCCACAAATAAAAAAAGTCTTTATTATATATTACCTCCTATTTGCTTTTTGACGATTAGTTAGCTGTTTTTCTCTATCATTTTTAACTTCATAATATGCAGCCCAATATATTAGCTCTTCTTCTGTAAGGCTGTTTCTTAATTCTTGTAATGTCTTGCCAAGTTCTGTTGCTAGGAAAAACTCAAAATTTAACCAGTTATCCCCTTTTAGCCTTTTTTTGCAGTATCAAGGTCTAATTCAATATCAAATAAAAACAATTCAAGTTCATTCAAAACCTTTTCTGGTAGTGATCTTTGCAATATAGGTGCATCTGACATATCAAAAGCTAAAGAACCATCTTCTTTCTGTGCCATCTTACAAAGTAACTGGGTAGAAACTGTCAAAGCTTCATCTGTTCCAGCTAACTGTTGTGCTTTTTGCCTGTCAAATCTAGTAATTGGTGGAAAATATAAAACTGCCAAGACTTTGCCTGATGAATCTTTTAACTCATATTTGCGCCTAGTCGTCATCTCATCTTTGAAACCATCAATGAGAAGGTCTGCTGTTCTTTGGTTTGCCATAAATAAATGCGAAGAATTTTAAAAATTAAATAGCTGAAGTAATAGTTCCAGATGGTTTGAATGTGATGTTTATAGTCTGGATGTCACCCAAACTTGCACCATAATCAAAACTGGTAATCATACCAGAAAAACTAATTTTAGCAGATGCACTAGAGCTATCTGGGAAAAGTTCAAAGCTTGCAGTAGCAGCATCACCTGTTGTTAATATACCATCCATAAATGTTGCAGTTTCACCTGATGCAGCATTATCATAAACCAACTCAGCAGAACCCTCACCCTCAATAAGTCCACCTACAAAAGATTTAAAAGTGTCACCTTGAACAGTAGTTTCTTGAGAATCTTTGGTGATAGACATAGACCATGATCTAGTACCAAGTACAGGGTTAACTGAAGAGCCGCCATCATCAAATTTGACTTGCCCGACATCACCTTTTACAGCAGCCATAACAATAAAAAGAAAGATTTATAAATATCTTAACTCTTTTCTGCTTTTTTTACAGCCTTTTTAATTAATTCTTGTTTTTCCATGTAACGTCTGCATTGATTGTCCCAATATTGTGGTTCTCTTCTACCTTTTACAGCTTCGATAACATCAAGCATTTTTTCAGTAATTTCCATCTTTACAGACCTTCATAAATATTAAATGTAATTCTGATTTGCGTTTGAAATTTGCCTTCTGGACTTGAAGTAAATATCTCAGGCCCTACAGGTGCATCAAAAATTACATTAGAAACTGTAATTCTATTATATAAGTCCCTAAGTCGTTTGCAAATTGTAAAATTTGACCCTGCCCCGATACCCTCTTCTGTAAAAACATTTAAAAGTATCAATCCAACAATATTATTTGTTGCACTACTTGAATCACCCTGAGTCAAATATTCATTTGCACCAAAACTTGTAACACATTGAACAAAAGTATCTTCAGTTGTTGAATCAAATGTCATGTTACTAAAAACAACAGGAATTGCTGGACTTGATGCTAACTCTGTGGCTAACCTAGCCTCTATTGTTGATCTAACAGTATTTAAATCTACAGCAGCCATTAGATACCTCTTTTAATTTTTTCATATTCTCTTCTTGCATATTGTTCTAATTCTTTTCCTATAAGTGCTGGAAATCCAGCAACAGTTTTTTGTCTTGTTCTATAAAAACCACCCCATGATGGCGGTAAATTTGTTCCAAAGCAAACAGGTTCTGCATATACAACATTATTAATTATCGTGCCTTCAAATGGCTTTACATCTGTCTGCCATGCTGATCTTAGTCTGCCAGTATCAACTGGTGTTGCTTTTTTAACTCTTCTTGTCCACTCAAAAGTAGTAGCGTGTACTAAATTTTCTACTGCCTCCCTCATCACATCATCTATTTGGTCAAGCCTTATTTTTCTTGTCATAATTACCTCAAAATAAGATCAAAGCTTACAGCAGTATTATTTTGTTCATTTGTAATAACTTGAACAATTTTAAATTCAACGCTGCTTATAACTACTCTATCTTTTGTTGTAGGAACAAATGTCAGATCACCAGCAGATATAGTAAGCAACTTATCCTGTGATTCAATCAAATCATTTACTTGATTTCTTGCAACATTACTTAATGCACCTTTGATAGTTGTATCAGATGTAGATTCTGTTATAGCTCCAGTAGTGGTGTTATATGCCCCTGCTGTTACCTGTCTGATAGTCACATCACCTCCAAGTTTACCCAGAGTTTTTGATGCGGCTTTTTTTAGTGCATTAGCAAGACTCATAATGAATATGCTATAACCTGACCACTTGCAAGAGTGATGCTTGTAATGACACCTTCAATTTCAGATGATGCTTTCATTGTGATGCCGTTAATAGTTGAAGAACCATTCTCCGTTAAATTTTCAGCTACAAGAGTTGCTTCAGCATCTGTCAAACAATGCACCTTGCCAAATCTGCCTGTATGGGCATTTGTATCTGTAATGATTAACCCTGCTGGGTATTGGTAGCCGTAATTCACTTTAAGACCTCTTAATTGATAAGTTTGCTCTTCCACCTATTCTAATACCCATCAAGTAATGATCAACTATTGGTGGAATACGATCAATACCAGTAGCCCCATAAAATCTAGGAGTTACATTTATATTTCCAATACTTACAGCAGCAAAATCCTCTAAGCCACTTAACTCTAGTCCGTTCCTGTTGTTATTTAGATAAACAGCCAAGATAACCTGTGCGTGTTTTACCCGATCTGGAATTTCAGTATCAAGGTAATAATCAGCAACTAATCTATTTGGAAAACTTAAACCATACAGGTTAGTGTATGTGTCAGGTTTTCTTACTCCTGATCTAGGCCACTCCAAAGCTTGGGTATCATCTACCCTAGCCCCCAAAAACTTCTCTCTGTCTATTCTTTGGGCTGCTGTAAACAAAGCTCTATTCTTGTTGTCGTTGCTTGACCCATCCCATGCGGCAGCGTCATCACTAAGGACTAATCCTTCAATAAATGAGTTTGCATCATCAAGAGTAATATAGGTGTTTGCATTTGCACCACCAACAGTCGCATCAAGTGATATCGCCATTGAGTTTTACCTTTTTGGACTTAGATTTTGGTTTTGGCTTTTCCAGAGTTTGAACAAGTGAAGCTGCCTTTTGAGCAGCCTCATTTTGTTCTCTCATTCGCCTAAAAGCGAACATTGCCATTAGCTTGATGCACCTTTAAGAGCAACAAAGTTAATAACGATTGCTTCACTTAGAGATCCACCAGACACGTTAGAAACTGTGATCTTGAATGATCCAGCAGCAATTCCGTTAGCACTCACAATGTAAGCACCAGCAGTTCCAGCAGAACCATGACAAGCAACCACAACATCTGTTGCTGCAATCTTGCTGTTTGTAACTGTGAAAGATACTTCCGCAGCGTCAGCTAGTGCAGCGTTGTTCATTGTGATCTGTCCACTCTGAGTATTCAGAGTTACACCTGTACCTTTGTTAGTGGCCTGAGTTACAGTTCCACCTGTTGTTGGGCCAATAAGTGACCCTGCTGTTACGTCAAATAAAGAAGGCATGATAAAAAATCCTAGTTATATCAAGGGTTTACGGCTAATCTTGGTTCGATACGTTAGTCGCGCGAACTATGCCGATATTCTTTGTCTCATACACTTTCGACCATGATGCAACAGTCTCTAATACACTTCTATTAGGATTAACTGTTGATACAGCGTATTTTAAACCGACAGGG